AGCAGACTTAACACCTGCCTTAACCATAGAACCTGCCTTCTTAGCGGCAGACTTCATACGCTCAACACGAGAAGGACCTGCTTTCTTTGCTGCTGCCTTTGAAGATTTAACAGCAGAATCGTAATACTTGTCGCTTACCTCAGTGATAACTTCAACACCTTCAAGGTGCTCACAGATTTCAAGAAGATCTTCCTCGTCAACAGCGAGTTCTTCAATCGCTTCAACGAAGAAATCAATCAGTTCCTGATCTGTTGCTTCATCAATTTCTACCATATCTGCAATCTCTTCATCGCTGAAGTAAAATGCTTCCTTAATAGGATGAGGAATGGTGTTCCCGTTTTCATCTTTCTGATGATGTTCTTTCATGTGATCAGCAGCTTTGTACCGCTTATCACCTGCTTTAAATTTCTGATAGGCAGGAGTGTTTGCTTTCTTGTCAGCATTAGTGACAGTCATGCGCTTATCTTCAGTCTTTTTTGGAGTACCTCCATAGACTGCTTCGTCAACTGCCTCAACTTCTTCTTTCTTGAGGTTTGCCTTGCGATACATCAAGTCCGCACGGGTGCCTTTGTCCATCTTACCTTGGGACTTAGGTTTGGTCTTGCCACCTACATCAGGTTGCATACCAGGATTTGCTGCCTTGACTCTGCGACCATGGGTGTATTCTGCACCACTCATCTTGTCATCACCAGAGATCATCTTACCGCCCTGAGAGCGAGAAGCAGCATACTCTTTGTCAGACTGACCGTGCTTACCCTTATAACCTTCTTCTACTTCAACTTCTTCTTTCTTAGTCTTTTCTTTTTCAATACGAGCAGACATCTTACGAATCTGGTCGATACTCATGTTACCGATACCAGTAAATCCTTTCTTGGAAGGATCGGGTTGCTTCTTAGAGTCATCTTTATATCCACCAGCAGCACGGGCAGCTGCGCGGTTCTCATCTACTTGCTCAACTTCTTCTTTCTTAATCGCCTTGCTGATTGCTTTACGACGATTCAAAAGATACTTGTCAGATGAATCCTTGTCGCCGTCGTTATCAACGTCGCCGTCTTCTTTCCCAACGGGGTCAAGTTTCTTCTTTTCATAAACCTGTCTGAGTGCATCAGACATATCAGGTAATTCGTTTAGATTCATCTTACTTAGTAACCTTGTCCTTTTTATTTATCTTGCGAATGAACTCACCAGGAGTAAGTTTACGCATATAGTTTGCTAGTTCATCAGTACCCATTTCACCAGCAGGGGTGAAATTAAAATACTTGATATCGTTTCTTTCTACCAAGTCTTTTAACCAAGACCGAAATAGATTATCATGCTCATCAATAGAGATGACGTAATTGCTACCGCAACTAACAATCTTACTAATGATCCCTGTGTTAAGGTTTTCAACGAAGGTCCCCTGTTTGAAAATTTGACCGTCAAAATATGCTTCCCTCAGACCTTGAGAATCTAACTTAGGAGCAATCTCATACAGGTAGTATGATGCTTCTGCGAAATCCTCTAGTTCTTCTTTGACTTGCATAGACTGACGAAGAGTTAAGAATAACGCTTCTCTGTCTTTCTTGGAAAGCGATTTACTGATGCCTTTATAAAATGTATCTTCGTCACCTTCTAATGCTGCTTTACGAAGTTTAGATGCAGACATTCCCTCTACACCCTCAGCATCAGGATCACGACCACCTGCACTTACCACTTTGATTTCGTCGAATGTGTATAAGTCCCCATTGTATTTCGTTGCGAGACTATTGAACTCGCTAACCCTGTCACCTCCCACCACAATATTAACGTTGCTATACCCGTCAGCATCGAGGGCGGTAAGAACGTCAAAAATGGTACGCATGTCATCATTATCAACAATCGCATTCGCGTGATCGGGATAAGATTGCCGCATAAATTTAATTTTAGTCCCTGCGTCGAGGGGATTCTTTTTAGGATCCTCCGACCTTGAGGGGTATATTCTATACTCTCCTCCACTTGATTTTGCCTCTTTTGCTACCTTTTCTATAAGGCGTTCGTGACCAACAGTCGGTGGATTAAATCTTCCAAATGTAATAGATATTGAACCTTGATCGACCTTACCCTCGCCGCTTCCAGTTTCTTCTTCTCCATTCTGTTGCGTGGGGGTAATATCCTGACCAGGTGATAATTTTACAAGCTTTCCATCCTTACTCATATGAGTTACGTTGCCCGAAGGGTCGGCATAACGTCCGTAACCAATATGCTTAAGGTTTAATTTTTCTGCAGACTTTGCTGCGAATGATCTCTCGGCTTCGTTTAGAAAAGCACTAAACTTTTTCATTCTTCCAATTCTTACTAAGGTTGAAGTTTGCTTTACTAAAAGTCAGTCGGTCTACCAGTTTCACTGGGTTATCAGAAACAGTTACAAACCCTTCATGCTGAGAGGGTTGTCCATCGATGTAGCAATCAACTGTTCCATTAACCACAATAGCATCGAGTAGACGCTGTTTCAGTTGGAAGATCATATGCCACACTTGAAGCGTGATCACATTGACCTCACACTTATATTTAGCAGGGAGCGTAGTATACAATACTTCGGGACTGGTAAGAGAACCTGCACGAATAAATTTGTTGATATGCTTCAAAATATGAGGACGTGCCTTCTCGCTAGGCACCTTGCACTTAGCAAGCATCCAACCGAACTGTAAGAAGTTGAATGGCATTCTTTTGACACTTGCATGTGCCTCATCATAACCTACAAAGTGAGTGCCCAGTGCAGACAATAGATTGACGCCACCACGCCCAACAGCATACGGAGAAATTTCGGTATAAGAAGTGTGTGGAGCAAGGATAATATCACGACCGATCGGACTGGAGAAACGATACTCCAGAGTGTTAGGGCAATAAACAGAACCTCCGCCGACACCGATGAAGTCAGCTTGGACAATTCCACTGAGACGAGGAAGATTACGAAGGCATAAGCGAAGAATGTCCGCAACGTTGCCTTTGTAATGCTTGTCGATATCTTCCTGAGAATAACAGATCTTGACTTTGACTTTATTGAAAACGGATTTGGTTCCGACGAAGAACTTGCCATTACGAGGATTGGTTCCGAATACGATAGCAGGAGCACCGTCCCATTTGACACTCAGTTTGGGTTTGTTTACACACTCCCATACGGCATTCCAAAGTTCCTTGCGACCAGTAAAAACCAGATCCTCAAGGTGCTCAAGGTGGGTGTTGGGCAAAGTGTCCTCTGTCTCTATACCGTTATTATAGCATGATAAAGTGGAGTCACACATGGTCTTGTGCCAGTTCCTCAACTGAGTTTATAGTA